TTATACAGCTAAAACTAGCCATTCCTTGCCTCGGTCATCATTATATTTGTCGGTCATCGCTTGGTTTTTATGACCAAGTAATGTCTTAGTATCTACCCCTTGTTCGCGGTATAGCCTCTCAGATAATGATCGCTGTTCGTGAAATGTAGGTGGGGTACCGTCTTTCCAATCCAAATTGCTTTTATCCCTTGCTGATGAGAAGCCCGTAGTGATCGCATTACTTGATACTTGCCCCCCGCGCTTAGCCATTGATGTTGTATGGTGATAGTGAAGCATGTATGGACTGACTATCATGTCACGACATCGTGCGATAACATCTTGCAGCGTATAACCAACAGACTCACACTTCAGGCTTATTGGTATTGCTATTCTGGTGCCAGTTTTTCCTTGCACGATATGGAGGTGATTATCCCAAACATCGCTAAATTTCATGTCAGCGATATCCCCTAAACGCTGACCAGTAACCAAAGCAAGGAGCATTGCATTTTGGATATAGCCTTGCATATTAGCGGCGGCATTAAAAATTGATTCCCATTCATCAAAATTCAAACGAACACGGGTAACTTTGTTTGCTGGTTGCTTGGTGGCCAACGCCGGATTGTAACCAGGTGGAACCTCCCCAGCATGTTGAGCCTCTTTATACACATCGATCAGAACCATTCGAACAACTTGCGCCATCCGTTTTTGTCCCTTGTCTTTATATTCTTCAATCACAGAAGCTATATCTCTAGCCCCAACATCAGGAAGGGTCAACATTCCGCAATGACGCCTGAATGCCTCAACAGGCGCACTTTTTTGCTTAAGTGTGTTGAGTTTTATTTCCTCACTATCGTAACGTTCTTGTTGGATTGCGAGATAACGATCCAACCAAGTTGTTACCGTTATGGCCTTACCGGTTTTGAGACTGATTTCATCTCGCGCCTTTAGTAATTGCCCCATTTGCTGACTAGCAAAGCGACTATTAGCTTCAATAGCGATAGCCTTTGCCGCCGCCTCATCATCACCTAAACCATGAAATTTCCCTGATACAGGATGCTTATAACGCCAGTAGACCTTTTTGGTTCTGGCGTCTGTATAGCATGATAGACCTGGTACATTTATGTTGTACTTACGAGGTCTGGCCATCTTCCATTATCCTCTTCAACCGTGGATCATCATCTTTTCTCACTACCGGCTTGACGGTCACACCGACGAATCGGGCATTCTTGTCAACCCGCCAGCACTTGCCAGCCTTAAAAGGTGGCGGAGATATCATGCCATGTTGCGCATATTTTAGTAACGTTGGATAACTGGGGATTGGTTCGTCGAACTCATCAGCGGCCCAAGCCTTTAGTGTCTGTGTTCTAGCCATCTGATGTCTCCTTGTTAGATGGGTAAAACATTGGTGAACACTCGCTTGAGTAACCCGCCTTCCGGATCGCTATAGAGCACATAGCAATGGCAGCGTTGAAATGGTTCGCGGCGTTCAGAGCCTCACCCTCCAGCTCGGTGATATCAATTAGGGGAGGGAGGGTAACTGGTACCGATCGGCCAACATTCCAGATTGTCCAAAAATCATCACAAACTTGATGTAGATAACCTTCGCCGGTTTGCATCCGCATGAAAAAGTTTGAGCAGAACTGATTTGCTAGTCCGACTCGTTTCATTTCACTTTCAAACTTCTGACGATTTTTCATCGGCGCATCCCTCCACGAAACAATAATAGCGACCGCCGTTATACAATTTATCAATCTCGCCATCCTTCAGGCCTTGCTTCATGGCTCGGCCTGCATAGATGTATGAGGCTGATGTGGGATTAGTCGATGGTTCATCACGGTACGCTTCAACAGCGCAGGCGACATGCCATCGGGAAAATCCGTATGTGACAGTCATTAAACTTTTGAGCTGTAGCATCGTTGGATTATTGGTTTTAATCATTCCCATTTTCACACCGCCCCTATCGCTTTCTGGACTACCTTATAACCCCGTTTCCGGGGCTGTTTAATTGGCTCTATTGTCACTGGTGCTACCTTTGGTCTGGCTGGTGGTGCTTCATTTATCCCGTTCCGAATGCGGTACTTTTCCCGCACCTTCCAGTTCAACCATTTTGTCCAGTCGCGACCATCATCTATCCGCACCGTAGCCCGTACTTGGGTGTCGTTGATATCGGCTTGCTTACCCATTGGTACCCACCTTGCGATATCCGGCGTCATATAGCATTTCAAGGTACTGCCGAACGCTGGTGGTATCAGGCGCATTGACATACATGACGTGCATTTCATCGACCGCTATATCTCTTTCGGTAGCTTCCTGTGCTGCAATGCTGTCATTCAGACGGTAACCGGCTGCCAATACTGCTTTGGCAATGCTGGCTGGCTGAGTGTTCTCCCAGTGATATTCCTCAACCACCTGGTTAAGTTCGAACTGAAGCACCTGATCTAATGTTTCCGGCCAAAGGTCTGAGCGAATTAATCCAATGCAGTGATTAGAAATGATCCTGAGTGACAACTCGGTAATCTCATCAGCGTTGCGCTCCGGTTTCCGGTAGTGGGCGGCCCAGATAGCGGTTGTGATATCACCTGGATCACTGCCGGCTGATTTGATGATGTTCGCCAGTTGGAAAATGCTATCGCTCATTGCGCACCTCCGGCCACCGTAGAACCCATGTCGGAACCCATGTTTTCCCATATCTCACGGCCGCATTGCGTCAGGTTGTTGCCATCCATGCATTTAGTCAGTAATTCGGTTGCGACTTTTTCCCATCGTGAGTAATTCAGCTTTAAGGCCTCTAGGAAGTAGGCGTCAACCACCCCGCGAACCCCTGACACTCCACCTGCAATTTCAATCCGAAGGGGAAACTCACCAGCATCCACCATGAAGAAATCACTGCCGTTCTGTTGCTTCACATGGTCATAAATTGCTGCTGAATACTGGTTAGCCAGCGCATTCAATCGGAAGTTTTTAGTGATAATCTTCATCGCGCAGCCTCCCGAACAACAAGTTTATAAGCCCTGAGCACCGCCGTAGAGCGACCGGAAAGCACGGTTTTCATGAAGAATGAGCCGGTTCGGTGTGGGCTTACATCTACCAGAAGCAACACCTTATCAACCACACGGTTATGCTTACGAAACTCAAATATCGTGCTGGTGATTGTGATACTGGCCACTACGCCCTTGTCTTCATATTTAAATTTCATCGAGTACCCCCTGACAAAGTTCAAAGGCGTTATCGCGCAGCGGCATAATCACCAGGAAGGGGTTTCCATACAGGTGGTTGGTGACCGGATCGAGCAGCAACTGACACGGTGCTCCTTTTCCGTAAGGTTTGAACTTTACGGGGCCAAAGCCACTACCAAACATCAGATGAGGCAAGGCCAGCAGTTGAGAGGTAAACATGGGAAATTCTTCACACGGCCCTGGATCTGGTGGCAGCACCTTACTGAAATCTGGATATTGGCAATCGAGTAGTTCCAGCATGTTTGAACAAGTTGGCTTCTCGTTTTCATCGTAATGGACTGCATACCAGTTGTTGCCGTCAGCGATAATCGCAGTTATTTCGGCCTCGGCGGCCTCTTCAGGAATGTCGCTATCAAAGATAAACACACCATCAATATCGTTGCCGACGCTACAGCCATGCTCCATCATCACCAGCGCACGACCATCAGTAGCCTTGATATGGGTTGGGGTGATGTATACCCCTTTCAGGTATTCGCGAGTTTCTTTCTCTCCAGCGACACAGAGCAGGGCGGCGCGAAGAATATCTGTTGGAATAAACATTATTTTACCTCCGGGGTATAAACCGCTTTGTCATGACTAAAATCGCCGTTCCATGTCTGCTTCATTGGCAATTCACCTTTCAGGTAGAACGCATAAATTCGGTGACAGCCTTTTTCCAGTAGCACAGGAGTCTTTTTGCGGAACGGCTCTTTGCCGTGAGGTTTAATCTCGGTTTCTTCTTCGGTGAGATATTTATCACGGGCATAAGAGGCTACCCGCCAACGAGGGTCTTTCTCTGGGTCGCGTTGTTCGTTGAAAATCCAATCACGCTCGAATGCCCACCACATCACCTTGCTGGTATTCACACCATTCAGGCATTTGCAGAACGAGGGAATTGTCATGCCTTTGGCAAAGTGCTTTTCCAGACTATCGACGGCAATAGCCAACTCTTGGTTGTGCAGCCCCAGGGCTTCTATTTTTTCCTCAGCCTCCAGTACCATCAGTGCTAATTGCTTACGACTAACGGATGATTGATCTACTGGTGCAGGCAAAGCATCACGTCGAGTAAAGTAAAACTCGGTGAGGTCGTTGTAGTATTCCCATGCCCGATCTGTTTCCAGCATTTTTGCGTGATTGGCAGCACCGCGCTCAGTCCACAGCATTAAAGACCGTGTTTTTGGCGAGATTTGCAGGTAACCAAAAGATACCCGCAAATTTGTAAGCTCATCTCCAGTCACCTTGAAGAAGTGCTTGCCCTCAATGAAGCGATCGGCATTCCGTGAAAAATTCATTTTGATGTTTGCTACATCAGTGCCATACCCAGCCGCCAGTTGCTCGGTGGTTGCCACACGCTGACCGCGATATTCGATAATTTGCAGGTCTTTGGCCTCAATGAGTGCCAGTTCAGTTTTTTTGCTCATTACCTATTCCTCAGTGAACCACTGGCATATCTGGGATGCCTTCGGTTTCGATCATCTCGATAAATTCATCGTGCAGTATTTCCAGACCTTCGCGGCCCATTGCCGATAACTTGAAACCTTGCTTTTGGCATACCTCCACCATGTCCTGATACATCCTTAGAGCCAGCGCCATACCTTCCTGAGTGCCGTATTTTTCGATAGCGCATCCCTCAACGTGATTTGCCAAGCAAAGGCGCAGGGGGGCGGGGTAAATGCTTATGCCGCCATTCTTTCCGATGTAGATAACGGCAAGGTCAGCTCCGCCTTCGTCGTTCTGGATTTCAGCTGTGCCGTTTTTTTTCCGTTCCTCATTGATGAAAACGGTCACGACGAGCCATCGCCAAATAATGACTTCTTTTTCAAGGCTCAAACTCAGCCAGCCGTTAACTTTCGCGTCTTGAATGCAGGCTAAAGTCTTCAAACCTTGAGAGATTTTTTTGTCGTAATACCCACTATCAAGCTGACGGATTGCAGCGGAGTACCCAATGACACGGTTCCCCGTTTTAATGCCGTCAGGCGTCGATTCTGGATTCAGTTCAGTACTCATCAGTTACACCCCTAATTCTTTGTTGTATCGCTGGTGGCTCATGGCCTCCCAGTGCTGCCCGCCGTCTTTCGATAACAACCGCCAGCGGTGGGTAATGCGTAAAGACAGATAGCCGTGTTGATAGGTGCGGCGAGGGTGAACAGCGCCACGACGGTACCGGTTTAAAATCTGAGTGGCCCCGATGTAGATACGAAGCGGAATGCGGTTTCCTGATAGCGTCACTTTGTCTTTCCTTTTGCCTTAGCCATTTCGGCAATATTTTTAACAATGGCATTCATGAAATCCTTTCCCACTTCGGTAAGGTGATCGCCACTTTTAGATAAAAAACTGTCATAGGCATTAATGATGTGTTCCGCAGCTTCGAGCCGTTTGTATTCCCCATGAACTTCTGTTTCGAAATCTATTAAGGCTTCAATCAGGACTCTCTCGGATAATTCCACGGTATACATGCCGCCATCTTTCAAACTGACAATGACGCAATGGCTATTTGTTTTGCGCATCATGGATTCGAGCTTTGCGTCAACAATGTGCTTGCGTCTCTTATTAATTAATTCAATGTTGTTCATATTCGAATGCCCTTATTTCCGGCCTTTAGGTATGGGGAGTCCTAACCCGAAGGCCATAGTTAATATTCTGTTTAGCGAGTACTTAATTAATAAGGTTTGGTTTTCATCAGCTCAATATATTGATTTGACCATTTTTTATATTTCTTTTGCCATTTAAGTATTTCGCGTTGCTTGGCTAATAAGCGGCGAATACGACGCATACAGCGCGAGTGGGCAATAATATAATCTATAGTATGCTCACCGCGATTATGTGCAATCCTGCCATCTTCAAGTGTTGTGTAGGTTTCGCCTACGCGAGAAAGAATACCCGCTCGTTTAAATACTTTATCGGTCATATAGAAAGCCATATACCGAATAGCAGTATCGCGGCTAAAACATTTCTTACGGCGACCATGACGCATAACAAAATAAACAGGCTCTGGTCTTAATTGGAATGCAACCTAAATTCCACCATCATCAATCATGAAAATTTCATATTCGGTAAAGCGGGATTGGTCTATTTTATCGAGTTTCATTTTTAGTGGCTCCTGATTTCTTGGCTGTAAATAACGCGGCCTATAATCATAAGTTCGATGAGACTATCACTTGCAATCTCGAAACTTTGATAGAACCGATTAGACGGTAGAACCCAAACATTATTACGGATGAATTGGAGCCGCTTAATCATGAAAATACCGTCAAGAAAGAAAGCAAATATTCCATCTTCAAAATAACGCATTGGTGTTGTATCTATAATGACTTTATCGCGACACTCAATTTCACCCGTCATTGTGTCGTCGGGCATAACTACCATGAATCTGTTTTGCTCGATTGGAGTAAACAGGTTCAGGTTATATGCTTTGCCAAATTTACTAACTGGAGCATTAAAATTGCACAAAGAGGCTACGGGTAAATTATTCATTTTCCACCACTCTTGTATTTCTCATAATCGTAATCGGCTAGCTTACTATTAGCTGCCATCATCACTTCTGGAACGCCGTCTAATAACGTTATGATTGCGCCGATCTTGTCAGATACATCGTTCTTGTTGCTAGTGGCAAGTTCAAGCCACATTGCCAAGACCGCTTGCGCTTGCTTTACCTGATGGGTGACATCTTCCAATTGATTAGATTTCATGGTCAGTTCCTTCCAGCGCAGCACGTCCAGCCATCGTTTTAGCGTAATCAGCACAGTAGCTAATGATGCAATCTGCCAGTTGAACGCCTTGCCCGGGGTCTTGAGTGAGCCTTTGCGCCGCTTCCAGATACACCGCGATATCACTCAGCACATCAGTCAATGCTTGGTCGGTGCATGGATTATCTACCTTATTCACGATTAGCTGCCCTCTGTGCCATTTCTTCCCGTAACCACCCGCCAACATGACCCGTTAGTTTTGCTAATAGGCTTGCAATGGCTGCTACGTCACCATCCTCATATGTGTCAGGGTATGACTCAATCAAGCGACAAATAAATTCGGCCTGATGTGTCATTTCTGCCGCTTTCTCTAATGTAATTTCATGCGCCATGATTCACCTCACGAACTGGAACTTTACCCGCAAAAGAAATAACGTAATCGCCTATCAATTGTTGCCGAGCTTCTTTATAGCTACTGGCAGTTACACGTTTCATGACTGGCTTAGCTTTAACGTCAGAGCGCTTAATGGTTGCAAAGATAAATACTGTTAAGCTAGAATCCACTTCAACCTTATTAAAATCGTCGTGGTTATTATTTAAGGCTAGGCTCTGGTTTTGTTGGCACGGTTCCAGAGCCGAACTAACACGATTAGATAAGTTATTCATGTTTTAGCCTCGGCAGTATTAAGTAACTCAGCAAGGTGTGCGTGAAGTTCAATAATTTGGGTGAATGCTAAGTAATAAAGTACATCACCATCATCTTCGCTATCAGGCTCAAGAGCAGCCCTTAATAAAACCTCTGAATTCCTAGCCATTACTTTTGCTTTGTCTATTTCACTAATTAAATTACTCATGATTTAGCCTTACCATTTTCATCATTTAATAAATGATACAATGATGAATTTAAACCACCTGCTAACTTGATAATTGCTGATACAGCAAAGGCGATATCAGTTACTTCTTTATCGCCATCGAGAGCTTCCTTCACCATAGTGACGAGAACGAATATCTCAGCAGCGCTTTCACTGGCATCTTCAACTTTATGTTTCGGAATGGTTAATGAAATCATATCTACCTCATTAAATATGTTATTAGTAAGGTTCACGTTTGCTTGTGATAAAAGATACAATTACAATTGTATTATGACAACAATTAAATTTGTTATATTTTAATTTAAAACATAACTAATTGTATTTAATGGGAATGTTTTTTGTATTTTCACAGAAAAAAACCCGCCGAAGCGGGTTATTGGTTGAGTGTGTGCCCGTGCATTTATCGTTTTCTACGATAAATTCTATGTTCAACCATGGTGCCAAGAATCCTTAATGTTCTATCAGTTGATCTCATTACAGGATAATCAGAGTTTAAAGGAACTAATTCATAAATTTCATTGCGATGGTGGTCATATCCTGTGGGTCTGTATTTCTTAAAGGTCGCTGCATCTCCTCCATTCATAGCAACAACAAACTCCCCAGGAGCCGGCTGGATTTCTGGATCGATGACAATTACGTCCCCAGGACTAAATTCAGGTTCCATTGAGTCACCTTCAATTTTTAGGGCGAAGGCATTTTCTGACCAGTCCATATCTGTCAATACGTACTCAAAGTCGCCATCATAGGCTTCAATTGGGCAATTCTGCGCTAGTGCTCCCGCTTGAACGTAACTTATTAATGGGATTTTTCGAGTATTTATTTCTGTTATTTTTTTGAACGCTCCCCCATTTTGAAGCCACATAGGATCACAATCCAGCGCTTTTGCGAGATCCAATAAGTTGCGAGGTCTCTTGGTTAAGCCGTTTTCAATTGAAACGATTGATTGTTGAGTTGCCCCAACGATTTCTGCCAGCCGAGCTTGAGTCATACCTAACTCAGTTCGTCGTTCTCTCACTCTATCTGCTAGTGCCATGGTTTCTCTCCAATAGTATTGGACTGATAATACAATGCTTATTGTAATTGACAAACAATTATATTTGTTTTTAAATACATTTAAATTTGTATTTAGGGGGTGGCTATGTCATCTACAGCAGAGCGAGTTAAGCGACTACGGACAGAGTTGGGGTTAACTCAGTCTGGATTGGCAATAAAGGCCGGCATAAGACAGCAAACAATCCAAAGGATTGAAGCTGGGGTTACAGAGAGGCCACGTTATCTATTGGAAATAGCTACAGCCCTTAACTGTGAGCCTAAATGGTTAATTTATGGTTCCGATGGCATTTCCCCTTAATCAGCAGGTGCCACTTCTGCTCAAGACTAACCCACAACAGGAGGCAGTAATGAATAATCAACTGATGATATTTAATTCTGCTGATCTCGGTATTTCGCTGAGCGGCATGTTGTACCAAGGTAAGCCGGTATTTTTTGCTGTTGAATTAGCTGAATCATTAGGTTACGCACAACCAGCAAAGGCAGCTAATGACCACTGTAAGTCATTGATTAAACTTAATTGTGCTGAAACAGCGGAGTTAGGTTTAGGATTCAGACCTAAAGGTATCATTTTGGCATTAGAGTCTGATGCGTACCGTCTGATCATGCGCAGCCAGCTTCCTTCTGCCGAACGTGTGCAAGATTGGATTTGTGAGGTGGTGTTGCCATCCATTCGCACCACTGGTTCATATAGCCTCGTGCCAAACAGCCTCCCTGATTTTGACGATCCGATAGCGGCAGCCGAGGCATGGATCGAGGTGAAGAAAGCCGAGCGGCTTGCTATTGGCTACGTTCACCGTCAGGCGCAATACATCAACCATTTGGAAAACCTTTTTCAGCACGGCATGACACCCGTTCAGTTCTGTAAGCAGCTTAATGGCGTCAACACCCGCCAGATTAACGCCTTTTTGGAAGAGCGTAACTGGCTGTTTGATGATCGCCCAAACGCCAAACATCCACGGTGGCGCGTAGGCCATTATGCCCGCGATCAATACCTCACCGAACATCCCGGTCAGGTCGAGCAAGAAGACGGGAATATGCGCGATATCTTCAAGCTGATCTTGCTCAGTAAGGGTGCTGTTTGGTTGTACCGCCATTATCTCAAAGGCAGCTTGCCGATGAAAAAGAACTGGAACGGTCAATTCACCCATGACAAAGAACTGGCAGGTGCCGCATGACTCCTGAAGCGTTCATCCATAAACACATTGTCGCCACGCTGGTGGCTGATGGCGTCCCTGACGTGGTTGCTAGAGGGGGGGCGATGTGGGCGTTGAGCACTATCACAAACTCGCTCAGGCAACCAAAAAGGGGCATTGCTTCGACGATTGTTTACGGGAAGCGCGTCTGTGGGTTCAGTTCAATTGTTCGAAAGCAGAGCGAAAGGTCAGTAAACGGCGCGGTAAAGAGTCACCTCAATTGGGGCTGATTTAGCGGGGTGCAGTCATGACGTATGAGCAGTTTGTGCAGGTAATCATGCCATCTGCATTTTGCCCCGAGGATGGCAAGTGGATTCAGGAGCAATTGCAGTTGTTACCGCCCTCACTGCGCCGAAAGGTTGCTGTGAAGTATGCCGAGGTTTATCAGGTCGCGTTTGACTGTGAACCAGTCTCATACCGACAGGATAACAGGGCGAGGCATGAGGCCAATAAACGGCTGAGATTGTTTGTAAAAAGCCATGGCAAGGCACTACAGGGTTACACGGTCAGTCCGCCGTTGGTAGCGAAGTTATAACAGCCCTGAAATTTTCGGGGGAGTGGGTAAGTGCGGCACGCTGACTTGAAGGTGTCAGGTGTTAGCAGGTTGAGATTCTCAGTTCGTCTTTTTCCGTATCGGTGTACTTGTTAGCTAGTACATGAATAAGGGAGAAGGAGGAGGGGGTTTGGGGGGAGGTGGATGAGGGATTGGAATAGGCCTTTTCCAACAGACAACTCCATAGGTTAGGTAGGTCTCTATCTAGGGGTTAGCCCTCAAAAATGCGATGTACTAGCTAGATGATACACATGCAAGCATAGACCCAAAGAAAGGTTTTCCTTGGAATAGTTAATTGGCGGGAGGTTACACAATGCTAAATATCACACCGAACTTCGCACAGGAACGCGCCCTGAACATGCTGCGCAGTGACTGGAAGTCATTCGGCTCTTTCATGGTCTATGCACCGACAGGCAGCGGCAAAACCGGCTTAGCGGCATTTATCGCTGATGGGTTTGTTAGTCGCGGTATGCGTGTGCTCTTCATTGCCCCGTACACAATTTTAATTAACCAGACTGCGCAGCGCTTTATCGAATACGGACTCCCTGAAGACGAGATTAGTTTCATCTGGCAGAAACATCCGAGCTATGACCCAGCGTTAAAAATTCAGATTGCCAGTGCCGCCACGCTGATCCGCCGTCAGTTCCCGGACAATATTGATCTACTGATCGTTGACGAGGCTCACCTCCGGCAGAAACAAATTCTGATTGAGATTGAGCGCCTGACACGTGAAACACAGGTGAAAGTGATTGGTTTATCCGGTACGCCTTTTTCACCGTTCTTGGGTAATTACTACCAGCAACTGGTTAAGCCGACCACCATCGGGGAGTTAATCCAGCGTGGCGACCTGAGCGGTTACGAGTTCTATGCGCCGAGCAATCCAGACCTGAAAGGCGTGAAAACAACCAACACCATTGATTGCGGACGAGACTACAACGAAAACCAACTCGCAGAAATCATGTGTGGTGCTGACCTTGTTGGCGACATCGTTGATAACTGGCTACAGAACGGGCGGGATCTGCCCACCGTGGCATTCTGCGTAAATGTAGATCACGCCAATTACGTCACCATCCAATTCAACAAGATGGGGATTAACGCTGAGGTGATGATAGCGGAAACACCTCATGAAGAGCGTCAACTCATAATTCATCGCTTTGAAACGGGCGCAACGAAAATCATCGTTAGTGTGGGCGTACTGGTAGCGGGTTTTGACAGTGATGTTCGCTGCGTTATCTATGCCCGACCAACAAAAAGTGAAATCCGTTGGTTACAGGCGCTAGGTCGTGGCTTGCGTACCGCTCCGGGCAAGGAGTCTTGTCTTGTTTTCGATCACAGCGGCACTGTTCACCGCTTGGGCTTCCCTGACGCCATCGAGTACAACGAACTGCCCTCCAAAAGCGACGGAATGAAAGACAGCGCCAGTCGTGAGACTGAGGAACGCACTGAAAAACTCCCCAAAGAATGCACTGAGTGTCATTTCATGAAGCCTGCGGGTGTATACGCTTGCCCGAAATGTGGATTTAAGCCACTGGCAGGGCAGGACGTGGAGACCGACACCCAGCGCGGATTGAAAAAGTTAGGTAAGGGTAAGCGGGTGTTCACCCAATCTGACAAGCAAGCGTGGTGGAGTCAGATCAAGTTCTATCAGCGTCAGCGTACATCAATGGGTAAGCCTGTCAGCGATGGCTGGTGCTCACACACCTTCCACGACAAGTTTAGCGAATGGCCTAATGGCTTGAGTGATTTCCCGATGGAGATAACCCCCGAGGTCAGCAACTTCATTAAACATAAGCGCATCGCTTTTGCTAAAGGCAGAGAGAAATCTCAGCCACCCCCTCAACAGCGTCATGACGTCAATGCCGACACCACCATGTCGTTGATTAATGCCAAAAATCAGCTTGAAGATATACGTCAAAGTTTAAGGAAAGCAGTATGAAAACAACAGAAGCGTCAAGAGGCCGGTGGGCTGAAATTTTTGAGTATTTTGGCTTACCACCCATCACAGGCAAAAACCATTTTAAGGGAGAGTGTCCGGTATGCGGTGCTCGTGGCAAGTTCCGCATTGATGACCGCGACGGGGTGGGAACATGGATTTGTATCTGTGACAGTGGCGACGGTATGAAGCTGCTTAACCTAACGCAGGGTAAATCATTTTCAGCACTGTGTGCCGAAGTGGATCAGTTGATTGGCAATAACTACCGTCATGTCAGCATCCCCGTCACCAGTTCAGCAGCCAAACAGCGGCAGCGAGTCATTAGTAAGTTTTCAAAGCTGGTGGGCTTGCGTGGTACGACGGCAGCGGATTATCTGCGTCAGCGGGGTATTAATCGGCTTCCGGTAGAGGCTGTCCGATTCTGTGACCGGCAGCGGCACGCAGGGCGGGTATATCAGGCGCTTTACTCTTTAGCAACCGATGATAAGGGTGAACTTTGTTACCTGCATCAGACCCTGCTTGATGGGGATAAGAAAGCGAATATCGGTGACAGTGCCAAGCGACTTAAATCACTACAGGAACAGAACTACCTCGATCACACCCGTTCAGTAGCGATACGCATGTTTCCAGTCGCTTCCACATTAGGGATTGCAGAAGGGATAGAAACGGCTCTGTCTTGCTATCAAGTTTACGGGGTCAATACATGGTCAGTCATTAATGCCGGATTTATGGAGAAATTCAGGGTACCGGCAGGCGTCAAACACCTGATTATTTTTGCTGATATGGATAAACATTCTGCCACAGGACAAGCGGCGGCGTTTAATTGTGCGATGGGTAACCTACGAGCAAAGAATGACCTGATATCTGTCAGCGTACGCTGGCCCGATAATGATGATTTCAATGACATGCTAATGAATGGCGATCAAGTTCGTGAGCAGATCTACACAAAGAGGGCAGCATAGTGAAACTAGAATCAGCAATGAAACAGTTCAGCGCCAAGAGCCAGATGATTACGGATTCTTCCCGCGCGACCTCTTCCGATTCGCTCAAGGGACCGGATTTAGCCGCCGCAATGGGAATGGTTGAGGCTCGAGCCAGTTTCGGCATGGCTGCATATCTTGGCAAGGTGGGTATCAGCAAAGAGGACAAGGTAAGAACCGTTGAGCAGCTTACACAGTTCGCCATGAAGAATGCCCCGAAACATGTCGGTAAAGCATCGGGCCGCCGAATGGCTCAATGCATGGTCATTCTGGCTAAATTTGCCTATGAGGAATACAGCAGTTCAGCAGCGACCACCACCACATGTAAACACTGCAAGGGGAAGCGGCTGATTTACAGCATTCAAAAGGTGATTAAACACCCCGGATGCGGTGAGAAAACAGAGGCATGGATAGAGGAGGAGCTGGTGGGTGAATTGTGTAACCCCTGCAACGGAAAGGGCAAAATCTCCCATCGTTGCCGCTGCAATGGAACGGGGAAAGTGCGTGACCTTGAGAAATCCAAACGGCTTGGCGTGCCAGTTGAAAAAGAGTGTGAACGCTGCTCAGGAATTGGGTACAAACGGACACCCTCAACAACAGCATACAGAGCGATTACAGCGTTGCTTCCAGAACTCAATGAAAGGACATGGCGGCGTAATTGGAAGCCATTCTATGAGTCGCTGGTGGCTAAATGCGACATTGAAGAGAGCTATGCCGAAGATGAGTTCCAACGAATTACACGATAGCGGCATGATTGGTATTATTAGCAACAAAGTTTGATTATTAACTTGCATTTTGTCCGAACTTGGCGTAATTTCTCTAAATCATGGGCGTTTCTGTAGATGAGCGCCAAGGAAAATTATCAAGACCTCGCTTCGGCGGGGTTTTTTGTTTCAGTCTTCCCCGCTAATTGGGTATACTAATTGCGAGGTATGCTCAGGTTGATTCCCATTTATCAATGCTTAAGCGGTAGTTGAGTGTGCCTTATCGATATAAATACTGACAGCCGGGAAAGACCGGCAACTATTCAAGCCCTTTAGTTAATAGCTCAGGGGCTTTTTTACATGTGTGATTATCCCTTATGTAGAATTAGCGAGTCAGTAATACTGCCGCACTAAATTATAAGCCTCGGTTAATCGCTGGGGCTTTTTGCATTCTACATTCGCATGGGTACTGGATTGGTTAATCTAATCGTTGTGAAACAGTATCCAGCCGAATATGGTGAATGCGTAGGCTGATACGCTAACTCGCGTGGGCAATGGCAACAACTTATACGGATAGAAGCACACACGCCACGGGGAACCGTAACGCCGGGATACTCAGCCCCGGCCACCACACACCAACTTTTAAGGCTCACTTCGGTGGGCCTTTTTTTATTTCCACTACACACCCAGCCCATATGGGGAGGGGGAGATATGAAAATGCATAACAACCCTGACCTCATGGACATCATCACCCGATGGATAGCCGCACATCGTCTCGAATTTGGCTATGGCGGTATCGCTGGGATTATTGCTTGGTTACGTGGGCGGTATAACGAGAAGCCATTTCGACGCTGTTTTTTAGATGCGCTGATGTGTGCCGCTATAGCGTTTGCGGTGCGGGACGTTCTTGATTTTTTCGGGTTATCGACAGACCTCGCCTATATATCGAGCGTCATCATTGGTTATCTCGGTACGGATTACTTATCCAGCTTATTTAAATGGAAGGTAACAGGCAGGCCGATTGAAGAAGGGAAGGACAATGACAAGTAATTTCAGGTTCAGTCAGCGCAGTGAGAATAACCTCAAAGGCATTAACCCAGACCTATTAAAGGTAGTTCGCCGTGCGTTAGAGATTTCAACCGTCGATTTCAGCGTGATTGAGGGGCTACGCACAACAGAAAGGCAAAAGGAGCTGGTGGCCACTGGCAAGAGTCAGACCATGAACAGCCGCCATATCTCTGGCAATGCTGTAGACCTATTCCCCGTAGGTGGTGACTGGAATAACTATAAGTGCTGGTTGCCTGTATTGGATGCCATGCACCGCGCCGGTAAAGAGTTCGGCGTTAAGCTGCGTTTTGGTATCACGTGGACTGATAACCCAAATGACAAGCCTGCTAAGTTTCTGGATGCGCCTCATATTGAGATACCCGCATGAAAGAAACCTTATTGGGATTGATAGCCGTCACACTGACGGTTTCAGTTTTAGTCGGTGGCGGGTACTGGTGGGGCAGCGATAGCAAAGATACGGAGTGGTCCCTTAAATGGACTAAGCGGGATAAGTTAGACCTAGAGTCACAGCTAGCCGCCAAAAAGAGCGCTGAAGAGAAAGAGGCTCAACTTCAAGCCGCACAATCAGCCGGATTAAAAGCATATCAACAAGGGGTAGCAGATGCTGAGAACAAAGCAAAAGGCACTATTGCTGCTTATCGCGCTGGCAATATCAGGCTGCAAAAGCGTTTCGAGTGTCTCTCCGCTTCAGTTGGGGATATGTCCGTTACTCCCGCCAGTGGACAGCTCACTGATGCAGCCAGAGACTGCGGATTTTCAGACGCAGATGTCGGGTTTCTTATTTCAATCGCTGAACGAGCCGACAAGTTAGTCGAGAAGGTCACCGCACTACAAAAGGTTGTCACTGACGACCGGTTAATCATCAACAGCACCCCACATCAATAGCACTGGGATTGGGTGGAGGCAGAGCGCCGGGAGAAAGCTATGAATAAATTATGGTATTGGCTATTAAGAAAGAAAAAAGGAACAGTCACCGTCAAAGCTACTGTTCCTGCTACTCAATTAAGCTCTACAGTATTAAATCAGATGCAGCGTGAGTTGCTGGGCAAATTAATGTAATAGCTTACGTATCTGCTCCATTTGTTCATCGCCACTTTTACCTGATGTTTCGATGCCTGCAGCAATCTGGTTGAGAACCATTGCAATGATTTCTTTGTTTTTCACATTATCACCTATGAGATCAGCGGTTGCCTTGAATGACTTTGCTACAACTTCTTTATCCATGTTGGCTAATTCAGAGAAAAGCCTAGCAAGATGAACCATGGCTGTACACTGCCCCATATGCATAGCGATCAGTATTTCCATTTGTTCTTTTGTCATTAGATGCTCCTTGTAATTGATATTTAACAACCATACCCATTAGGGCTATTAAACATTACAGGTGGCATTCATTGAGTGCCATCAATAATGCACAACCTAAGCCACTAGCCTAATAAGCCGGTGGCTTTTCTATTTAGGGATAGGTCATGGCAAATCTTAAAGATTTATCCAATCAGTTGCAGTCGATAAAAAAGCAGCTCCCTTTTGCAGCAGCTCAGGCTCTAACCAGTGTTGCCCGCCAGATTGCCGCCGCTCAGAAGGTGGGTATGCAGCGCAATCTAGATAATCCGACCCCTTTCACCGTGAGTTCCGTCGGCTCGTTTGGTGCTCGTAAAGACCGATTACAGGCCAAAGTGTTTGTACGTGATATCGCTGCCAGTTATCTCGAACCGTTCGAGTTCGGCGGTCAGCACAAGCTCAATGGTCAAGCATTGCTTAATCCCAAAAACATAAAGCTGAATAAGTTCGGCAACTTAGCCCGTAATAAAACGCAGCAGCTCAAGGCTAAAGAAAATGTCTTTGTAGGAGAGGTGAATGGCGTTAATGGTTTCTTCCAACGTAAGAAAGGCAAGAAGAGCAAAAAGGCTAAGAAGCGTCAGAAGCGTTCGCCTAATGGGGTGCATAGAGCTAGGCAAAAGCAGAGAGCGCCTAAGCTACTGATTCAGTTTGGTGATGCACTGGCCGTTAAGCCAACGCTTGGATACTTTGACCGGGCAAACGTAATGGCACAGGCTTTAATGCCCGGTGCATTAAGCCTAGCAATCGAACAGGCACTGAAGACGGCTAAATAACAAACCACTCAACCATTGTATAGCTAACGCGCCTCGCCTATGCGGGGCTTTTTATTGCCTAAATTACAGGTGATACATGAAAGAGTTAACTCAGGAAAGGCTGAAAGAGCTACTTCACTACGAACCTGATACCGGTGTATTTACGTGGCTGGTCTATCGTAGCTTTAGGGCTGTAGCTGGCTCAGTGGCTGGGCGCACCAATATGACAACGGGCTACATAGAAATACAGATTGATGGTCGTCGCTACAAGGGACATCGCCTTGCATGGCTCTACATGACAGGTGAGCAAGCCAGCGGTCATATTGATCATGTGAATGAGGTCAAGGTAGACAACCGTATTGGTAATCTTCGTGTTGCTACTCGAGCTGAAAACAAAAGGAATGTTGGCATCACTAAAGCTAATACATCAGGCGCAAAGGGTGTCTATAAACAAGGTAATCGCTGGATTGCTCAGGCGCAGATGGATGGGAAGAAATACCGATTAGGTAGCTTTATGTGCGTTGATGATGCAGCCAAGGCATACGACTCGTTCTGCCAACAGTCTTATGGGGAGTTTTATCACCATGGTTCGGCACGTTCATTTGATAATCAGTCTCAATAAAAAAATGGGTCCTTCCCAGCGATATTTATTACACGGGTCATTGCGCGCCGTGCAGTTTTACCAGCTATAAATTTTTCATTTTGTGTCCCATGTCCCACGTGCATAGTTATGCAACTGTGACCGTCCGCCCTTACGCCGCGCGGCTGTAGCCGTTTTTCTGCGTGGGACATTTTAGATGGGACACAAAAAAATGTCCCACGCAAATGTCCCACGGCAATGTCCCATGTCCCACTGAGGCGATTTTCACCATGAGCACGATGACGCAGATTGATTACGCCAAACATGCTGGCGTTGATCGGAAGACGGTGAGCCGCTGGATTAAGGCCGGAAAATATATTGTTCTTGATGGTGACTTGGTCAACGTTGAGGAAAGTGATAAAGCGGTGGCCACTTTGCGCGACAGCAAAGATCCCCGCACTAAAAACGCCAGCAAAAAGCGGCCCGTCAAAGTTACCGGCGCTGACATTGACGACAGTACCGACGAAACCATCAAAGAGATCATGCTCGCTAATGGGGTTGAATGGACGCGCGAAGAATCCAGTAGAGTAAAAGAGAATTACCTAGCGTTACTGACCAAGTTGGAGTTTGAGAAAGAAGACGGGCAACTGGTGGAGCTAACGGTCGCAGAGGGTATTTTGTTTGATGCTTTTCGTGCTCAGCGAGATGCTTGGATGAACTGGCCGTCAAGGGTGGCTCCTTTGATGGCGGCTGACTTGGATGTTCCCGCCGACAGAATGACCGAGGTGTTATTAGAATATGTCCATAAACACATCTCTGGCCTCGGCGAACCTGAGTTTAACGCAGAGCAAACATGACCGACTTCTCCGCAGCGTTCGTAAGGGCTGGACTCCGCCACCCCGTATTAGCGTGCCTGATTGGGCCGACGAATTCCGAAAACTGGCAAAAGAGGCTGGTAGCACATCAGGTGACTGGGACACCTCAACGGTAGAGATTGCCCGTGGCCCGATGTTGGCGGCGACGGAATCCGGGGTGCATATCATCACCGTGATGTGCTGTACCCAGTTGATGAAAACGGCATTGCTGGAAAACCTGTTTGGTTACTTCGCCCATCTGGATCCTTGCCCGATGCTGTTATTGCAACCTAAAGAGGATGCGGCGGAGCAGTTTTCCAAAGAACGCATTACCCCCTTGATCAGGGTCACACCCGCTCTTCGCCAGTTGGTGGGGGGCAACAAGCAGAAAAATTCGAAAGAGACATTACTGTACAAATCCTTTACGGGGGGCTTTTTAGCACTGGCGGGGGCGGGTAGTCCAGACAACCTTGCTCGTCGTCCGATCCGTGTGCTGCTGGCGGATGAGGTGGATAAATACCCCATCACCCGTGAAGGTGACCCGATCACGCTGGCGGAAGAGCGCACGGCGACTTTTGGCCTCAACTGGTTATCGGTTCGCGCCTGCTCTCCGACCGTTGAAGATGAGAGCCGCATTGCGGCCAGCTACGAAGAGTCCGATCAGCGCCGGGCATCGATGGCCTGTCCCCATTGTGGCCACCGTCAATTTCCTGATTTCTTCAAGCATGTTCACTGGCCATCAGATGGAGACAAACACCATACAAAACTCGCCATGATCCACTGTGAAAGCTGTGGTTCTGGCTGGTCAGAGGGTGACCGGCTAAGAGCGCTACGCACCATTCAATGGCACCAGACCAAGCCGTTTGAATGTTGTGGCCAGCGCCATGTTCCGCTGAATCATTATGAACAAGCATGGCACGTTGATGATCAGACCGCCGTCGGTGTTGTGTGGCGCTGGTCTGAATCTGAGCGTCACGCGGTGCATCGGGCTATTTGCCCTGACTGTGGGGCGCTGGGAGTCGAGAATATCCACGCGGGATTTCAGGCATCCAAATTATTCAGCCCGTGGCAAAAAGATAAACCGTCTGATATCGCTGCTAAATACCTTAAAGCCAAGGGTGATCCAGATAAAGAGTTGGCTTGGTGGAATACCCAAATGGGCCTACCTCACCGACCCAACTACGGTAAGCGCCTACCTGTCGATGAACTGCTATCACGAAGAGAAGTATTTAATGCTGAAGTTCCTGATGGCGTTGCAGTCCTGACGGCGGGAATTGACACTCAGGCCGACCGATTGGAAATAGAAGTGGTGGGCTGGGGGATGGATGAGGAGAGCTGGTCTGTGGCGTTTGACGTGATTGAGGGTGACCTCGAAACAGCAGAGCCTTGGCTTCGACTTGATGCTTACCTTAAACAAATCTGGCGGCGGGCAGATGGCCGTGGTTTTACCATCATGGCCGCCTGTCATGACTCCGGCGGCAACCATACACAAAAGGTCTATGAGTTTGCCAAGGAACGGCTGGGGCGTCGGATATGGGCCATCAAAGGGGAATCCGCCACTGGCGGTAAACGCTCCCCTATCTGGCCTAACAAGCGGCCTAACTCAAAGAATCGGTCGCAGTTCCGCCCGGTCATTATAGGGGTTAACTCAGCAAAAGATTCTATTCGCGCCCGTCTTCATCTTGATAAACCCGGACCCGGTTATATGCATTTTTCAACCGATCGGGATATGGGGTATTTCAGCCAGTTAACCGCTGAGCGACTGATCATGAAAGAGGCCGCTGGTCAGCGTTACAGTGTTTGGGATTTGCCTCATGGCAAGGCTAACGAAGCGCTGGACTGTCGAGTTTATGCTTATGCTGCCCTTGCTGGCCTGTTTCATATGGGGCTGAAACTAAATACCCGCGCACTGTTGATCGAATCCGAACCCGACAAAGTTCTGCATCCTGCTCGTTCTGAGCCGGAGGATAAAACCAGCTTGCGACTGCCGGGAGCCATTATTCAGGAATCTGAACCCACCATAACAAAAAGCATCGCCAGACGGCTGGCTTAAGGATTTCTATGTTCAACGCAAACACCAGCCTGTTGGCCGGTGCGATGACTCGCGCCCAATTAGAAGAGGCATTAAACCGAGCGCAACAAGCCTATGTCGAATTATCAGTAGGTTCGAAAGGGGTGTCGTTTTCATATGCTCAAGGAGATGGCACCCGCTCAGTGGCGTATCAGCAGACTGATATTGGTCAGCTTATGGGGTTAATTCAACTCCTTCAGGCTCAGTTGGGTATTGTTCCACGTCCTCGCAGGGCGTTAAGGCCACGTTACTGATGAAAAACCCAGTAAGGATTTTAGGTCCTGACGGTAGCCCCTTGCCGCCATCCCAATCAAGGGCATCAATGCTGAGTGGCTCCAGAGGGGTTCCCTATGATGCTGCTGACCAATTCAGTGACACCATGGCAAACTGGCAACCGTCATTGTGGTCGCCGGATAACGAAATTAATACCTCCCGCGATCAGGTGGTTGCCCGCGTTCGCGACATGGTTCGTAACGATGGTTGGGCCTCGGGCAGTGTGACCCGCATTTTGGATAATGCCGTGGGGGCGTCTTTCCGCCCGCTGGCCAAAGTTGATTATCGGACGCTGGCACTAATGACCGGGAATCCTCAATTTGACGCGAAATGGGCTGATGAATATGGGCGGGCCATTGAATCAGGCTGGCGAATTTGGGCGAATGATCCAAACCGTTATTGTGATGTGGAAAGAAAGAAAACCGTCGCTCAACTGTTACGCCTTGGATTCCGCCACAAACTGACTGACGGTGATGCGCTCTGCGTCATGCAATATCGCCCTGACCGCCTTGGCTACGGTCGTGCGCAGTACGCCACGACCATGCAGATCATCGACCCGGATAGATTAAGCAACCCTCAGCAAAATTTCGACATGCTGAATATTCGCGGTGGGGTAGAGATTGATGAGGATGGGGTGCCCATTGCTTACCACATTCGCAAAGCGCACATAGGCGACTGGTGGAGCGGTAAAGAGACAATGACGTGGGAGCGTATCCGGCGAGAAACTGACTGGGGTCGCCCCATTGTCATTCATGACTTTGACAGTGACCGGGCCTCTCAGCATCGGGGGATCAGTATTTTCACTCCCATCGTTCAGCGGCTGAAGATGCTGATTAAGTACGATGAGGTTGAGTTGCAGTCGTCAATCCTGAACTCAATTTTTGCCGCCTTTATCACATCACCTTATGACCCAAGTTTAGTAGCGGATGCCCTTGATACGGGTGAGGAAGTTAACCGATATCAAGACATGCGTCGGGAATATCACGACGAAAAACGCCTGTCATTACAAGGGGGCGCTCGAATTCCGATTCTGGCACCCGGTGAAAGCATGACAGCATTAAATGCCGTTCGACCAACCAGTAATTTTGTCGCTTTTGAAAGCGCGGCGTTACGGAATGTCGCGGCATCATTGGGGATTTCCACCCAACAACTGACACAGGATTGGTCAGATGTTAACTACAGCTCAGCCCGTTCAGCCATGTTGGAAGCTTGGAAAACCCTGACCCGCCGCCGCGATGATTTTGCAACAGGCTTTGCCCAGCCCATTTTGTCGTGTTTTATCGAAGAATTGCATGATTTAGGTGAGGTTCCCTTGCCGGATGGCGCACCTGATTTTCTCGCGGCTAAAGCGGCCTATTGTCGAGCGCAGTGGATGGGGCCTGGGCGTGGTTGGGTTGACCCTGTGGCAGAGAAGAAAGGGGCCATTCTTGGGATGGAGGCTGGATTGTCTACTCTCGAAATGGAAGCCGCTGAAAACGTGGGCGAAGACTGGGAAGAACTACTGGATCAGCGCCAGCGAGAACGTGAGGCATACATTGAGCGTGGGTTGCCTATCCCTACATGGCTGCAAGCTGACACCTTTGCACCTGATCAACAACAAAAACCGGAGGCACAGTGAATCTTCCACATTTAGCCCAGCGGCTATTTAACACCCCGCTGGCACTTCACCCGCACAAGGCTGAAGTGGTTATGGCGGCACTGACTGATCGGTTCGGCTTGACGCGCATTCAGTCTAATGGCGATTGGGATGATGAAGGGGATGATTTCTTTTCACGCAAAGGTCGTGATTGTGGTTATGACGTCATCGAGGGTATAGCAGTTATTCCGATTCAGGGCACGTTGGTGCAAAAGTTAGGCACCCTGCGACCTTATAGCGGCATGACAGGCTATGACGGCATTCGGGCCAGCTTTCTGACCGCAATGAATGATGATGCGGTTAAGGGCATTTGTTTTGACATTGACTCACCGGGCGGTGAAGTCGCCGGCTGTTTTGATTTGGCCGATGAAATCTATGCTGCCCGAGGCGCTAAACCCATCTGGTCAATCCTGTCCGAAAATGCTTATTCAGCTGCTTATGCACTGGCCAGTTCGGCGGATAAGATTATCGTCCCGCGAACGGGCGGCGTCGGTTCTATCGGTGTCATCGTGATGCATGTTGACTGGTCGCAGCGCATCAAAAGTGATGGGGTGCAGGTCACGATAATCACTTTTGGCAGCAGAAAAGCTGAGTCAAACCCTTGGGAACCTTTAAGCGAAGAGGCGAAAAAAGCCATTCAGTCAGATGTTGACGAGATGGGCCGCCTGTTCGTGAGTACCGTTTCCCGCAATCGCGGGATAGCAGAGAGAACCATCAGGGATACCGAGGCGGCCTGTTTCTTAGCTGCTGATGGCGTGCAACTGGGGCTAGCTGATCAAGTTGCCTCACCTGATGTCGCATTCCGCGATTTATTAACATTGGTTGGAGAAAAGTAATGGCGAAAATTAAAGGATTTTCACACCTGTTTGGCCGTGGGGCCAAAGCATCAGAAGAGACCGAAGACGATAAGGAAAAGTCCAAAAAGGCCAAAGGTCGTCAGGCTGAAGAGGATGAAAAAGATCCTGACGCTGAAGAGGACGATGACGATTCAAACGATAATCCTGACGATCAGGATGAAAAGGACCCTGATGCCGATGATGACAGCGATGATGCTGACGCGGATGAAGGGCGTGATGATGACGGTGATGATGATACCGACGACCGTAATGTCAAAAAAGGTCGCAGTGCTGAGCGTCAGCGCTGTGCACGTATCTTTGGCAGCAAACATGCTACCGGGCGCGGAGATTTAGCGGTTTCTCTGGCACTCAATTCCGGCATGAGTTCCGCCGCAGTGATCCGTGTTCTTGCCTCCACTGCAGCTACTTCACCGGCATCAGCCCCTCGTAAACGTTCTTTGGATGAGCGGATGCAAGCCCACGGTAATGTACAGCCTGGACAAGACACCGCCGCCGCATCAAAAGGCGCGTCACTGGTCAATAAGATGACCAGCCTCTATGACTCAGCAAAGGGTAAAAAATAATGGATAACTTCGGACAAAATGCTTTCCAGCCGGGTATGCGCTCATCTCTGTATGTGCCCGACCAGTTAATCGCCGGAACACTGCAACTGGTCACGGATACCGCTGTTATTGCTCAGGCAGCGGCAATCCATTTGCGTGGCACCGTGATGGGAAAAATTACAGCATCAGGCGAATACATCAAGTCAGTAAAAGATGCGGATGACGGCAGCGAAGTGCCGGTTGCGATCCTTGTCGATGATGTGGATACAACAACAACGTCTCAGCGCGGGGGCCTATACTTGATGGGACAATTCAATCAAAACCGCATTATTCATGATGCTTCATGGACGCAGGCCGAGTTAAAAACGGCACTTCGGACGTATTCAATCTTCCTCGAAGACAGCACCCAAGCAACAGTTTAAAACCTCACTTTCTGATTTGCACTCAATGCCACTCACCTGGCAGGGGTTTGCTCGTCTTCAATCTTGATCTGGTGGCTCTGGCTGCCAGAAAATTAAAAGAGATACTACATGAATATTTTTGATACCAACGCGTTGGTTCAGGTTGTTCCTAACCTTAAAACAAGCCAAAACTGGTTACTGGATCGCTTCTTTCCTAACATCGTGACCTATGAGACTGAAGAGGTTTCAATTGATGTGGACATCGGTAAGCGCCGCTTGGCACCTTTTGTCTCCCCGTTAGTCGCCGGTCTTTTGGTTGAAAGCCGAAAATATCAGACCAATACCTTTAAGCCTGCTTACATTAAAGATGTGCGGGTTCCAGATCTACGAAAACCTATCCGCCGCCAAATGGGCGAGCGTATTGGCGGCGAGTTCACCGCCACTGAACGTGAGATGCTCAATATTCAATTTGAAATGGAAGATCAAATTGACATGATCAACCGCCGCTTGGAATGGATGGCGGCCAGTGCACTGACCAAGGCAAAAATTATGGTCGTGGGTGAAGGGTTTGAAACGGCTGAGATTGACTTCGGCCGCTCAAGTTCTCTGACCATTACACTGAGTGGGTCAGATAAATGGCCTTTATCTGTTCCCGCAGGCACGACCAACACCCGACCGTCAGATGATATTGAAGACTGGCAAACACTGATGTTAAAAGAGTCCGGGGCGGTGGCCACTGACTTGGTATTTACGACCTCCTCATGGAAAGCGTTCCGTCTCGATACCTCTATTAAAGACAATGCCATCACATTCCCAGCATTGAGTCCGTTTGGTAATCAGGTTGACGCCGGACCACGAATTTCAAAAGGTGCAGTCTATAAAGGTCGCTGGGGAAACTATGATTTGTGGTTGTATAACGATTGGTTTATTGACCCGGTTGATGGTATCGAAAAACCAATGATCCCCGATGGTGCCGTATTGATGTCAGGTGCTGACTTGATGGGGACGCGTGCCTTTGGTGTCATTCTGGACCCTGAGTTTAATTACGGGCCTTTGGCGTTTGCACCGTCATCATGGACCATGAAGAACCCCGCTCAGCGTTATTTGATGATGCAATCCGCTCCGCTGGTTATTCCAAGCCGGGTGAATGCCTCCCTCTGTGCGACGGTGGTGTGATATGGCAAAAACACCGAGCAAGCAGCAAGCCAGCATCAACGAACTGGGCGGCTTGCCGCCCGAGTTCGCCGCTGACACCCCGCAGGAACAGACTGTTGTGACGGATAATAACGAAACACAGCCTGATCCTGAGGTGCAAAAAGAGACATCAACGAGTGAGGAACCGCCTAAAACACCTGAAATATCAGATGATCAGAGCACGGTTTTTGGTGAGTCTCAGACTCAGGAAAACACCACAGAGAATGAACTGGGGAGTGATGGTCCTGCTGATGACTCTGACGAGATGGAGCTTGTGGTGGTAAAGGGCCAGACCCTGCGCCATAGCGGGGAAACTCATGAGGAGAATAGCCGTTTATTCCTACCACATAATGATGCTGAAAGGCTGATTAGTCTGGGCGTGGTTGCTGATGTGAAAGCATTACGGCAGCAGGCAGCACGCGCTGTAGGCCCCTCAATCACTGTCGATGATGGTGTGAAGATAAATCGGGGTAGCTGATGGGTATCAACTGGGATCAGCATCTTCTTGCACCCTTGCATTCGGTATTTGGTGACCCGGTTGATTATCGCCCCGCTGGTGGTAAGCCAACTTACACCATCAGAGGCATCTTTGATCGGGCCTACACCACCATCGATACGCTGGATGATGGCAGCACCATAAATACCACTAATCCCGTTTTAGGGGTCAGAGATAGTGAGTTTCGTTCGCCACCCAAACAAGGGGATCGGGTATTTATTGGTGTCGTGGCTAATGAACCAGTCAATACCTTGTTTGCTGTCGCAGATGTTCAGCCAGACAGTCACGGTGGCAGCAAACTCATTCTTAATCGGGTAAAAACATGAATACAGCGCAGGTCAGGCAGTTGGTTGTTGATGCCATTGTTGGGAATACTGACGCGGGAAACCGCGTCTACTCCCCGCGTGACTGGCCAACGACCGAGGAAATGTATCCGGTTATTTTGGTGCAAACCCTTATCGAGGAAAAGCAGTCATTAGGCCGTAACGCCCCACAGTTCAACACCATCACCACCGTTCGCATTACTGGCCGGTTGCAGGAGTTGGACGGTGAGAATGAGAATGACGGGGCGAACAAGGCAGAGTTGTCGCTCGAGCGGTTGCGAGAACAAATTGAACGAGCGGTGATCAACAGTTATGACCTCACCCGCCAAATACAGCAGTTTGCCCGAGTTCGCTCAACCATTGATCTGGATTCGAGTGGTGAAGGGCATATGGCTCAACTACTGATGGAGCTGGATATTGAGTATTACCAAGGCCCAGAGGATTTTTACCCCATTGTGGGCGATCCTCTGGAGGGTATCGATATCACTATGTCGATGCCAGACGGCACCACTCAACCTGTGGTATCAATAGACCTTTCGGAGTAAACCCCATGATTGTTAAACCCGTAGCCGGTCGCACTGTACGCGACCCGGTTAAGGGCACCTTTTTGCCTGAATCCGGCGCTGAGGTTCCCGATAACTCATTTTGGCGTCGTCGTTTAAACGACGGTGATGTCGTGCGTGAACAGCCTAAAGAGGCTAAACCCGCGCCAGAAGTCACTAAAGCGGAGAAAACCAAATAATGACTATTCCTTTTACTAACATTCCGAGCAATCTTCGGACGCCGCTTTTCTTCGCTGAATTTGATAACTCTCAGGCGAACACGGCAACAACGACGCAGCGAACACTGATTATGGGGCAGATGCTGGATGAGGGGACTTTACCGGCAGATATGCCCGTACTGGTTTCCTCCGTGGCCACCGTCGCGGGACAATGCGGTGCAGGTTCAATGTTGCATGGTCAGATGGCTGCATACTTAGCGAATGACACAGCTGGTGAGATCTACATTTTGCCGTTGAGTGATGCGGAATCGATGGTGGCGGCAACAGGTAAGATCACCGTGACCACGCAGGCATCAGCAACCGGGGTTATCTCTCTTTATATCGCCGGTATTCGTGTACAAGTCGCGGTGGTAGCGACTGATGATGTGGCGGCTATTGCCACTGCATTAACCGCCGCCATCAATGCAGCAAGTGCCTTACCTGTCACTGCTGTCGCTGTGGAAGCAGTCATCACGCTCACGGCTAAAAACAAAGGTGCACACGGTAACACGATTGATTTACGTCTGAATTATCTGGGTAGCACTGGCGGTGAAACCACGCCAGATAGCCTGGTACTGATATTCACACCGATGGCTGGCGGTGCGGGTGCGCCTGAATTGGATGATGCGCTGGCTAATTTGCAGGACCGAACCTTTGATTTCATCATCAACCCGTACACCGATACGGCATCGTTGAATAAAATCAAAGAGTTTCTGTCAGACAGCACCGGTCGATGGAGCTACAGCCAGCAATTGTATGGCCACAGCTTCGCTGCTCAATCCGGCACTTATGGTCAACTGACAGCTGCAGGCGAATTGCGTAATGATCAGCATGCTTCACTGTTGGGGGTAAATGGTTCGCCAACACCGAGCTACGTCTGGTCAGCGGCTTATGTTGGCGGGATTGCGCAAAGTCTGCGTAATGACCCCGGACGCCCGTTACAAACATTAGCGATTAGTGGTGTACTGGCCCCGCCACTGGCAAGTCGATTTACGCTGACCGAGCGTAACAACCTGCTGCACAGCGGGATATCGACGGTCACCACTGCCGACGATGGCACGGTACAGGTAGAAAACATCATCACCACCTACCAAAAGAACAAATATGGGGCGGAAGATGACAGCTATTTGCAGATTGAAACCTTATTTCTGCTGATGTTCGTCACCCGATTCCTGCGCACTCAGGTGACATCGAAGTTTGCCCGTATGAAGCTGGCGGCTGATGGCACCCGCTTTGCTCCCGGCTCGGCGATTATCACCCCGAACGTGATCCGCGCCGAGTTGATCGCGCAGTACCAGACGTTGGAATTTAACGGTTACGTGCAAGATGCCAAAGGTTTTGCCAAGGGATTGATTGTCGAAAAGAGCGCCAGCAACCCGAACCGCGTTGATGTGCTGTGGACGGGTGTTCTGATCAATCAGTTACGCATCTTTGCCGTTCTCAACCAATTCCGCCTACAGGCATCTGCATAAGGACGCATTATCATGGGTGATACCTCCAATCGCCTCGCCGGGACAGCGTATGTCACGGTTGACGGCATGACTATCATGGTGGCGGGGCAGTTCAAGTACAGCCCTTCCAAATTCAAGCGTGAAACGCTCACAGGGATGGATGGGGTACATGGTTATAAAGAAACCTTTAGTGCTCCGTTTATTTCCTGCCAAATCCGCGACAGTGGCGGCACGTCGATCAGTGATTTTAACGATCAGACTAATGTCAATATTGTCTGTGAGCTGGCCAATGGCAAAACGATTATCGGCAGTGGTATGTGGTCGGTCAATACTCAGGAAGTGGATAGCACTGAGGCAACGGCTGATATTCGCTGGGAAGGTGGCTCTGTATCGGTGACGGAGAACTAAGATGTCTGAACTGGAACGCACTAAAACAATCACGCTTGTTAAGCCTATTTCTCATGATGCGACTAAAACCACCTATGAGTTTATCGAACTCAGTGAGCCGGTATTATTACAGGTTCAGCAGTTTTATGACGAGCAGGCTAAATCGGGCGCACTGAGTGCGATGGGGCTACTTATTTCGCTGGTGTCGAATGTGCCGCGTGAAGCCATCAAAAAGATGGCCTTTACCGACTATAAATCCTGTGAGGTCTACATGATGAGTTTTTTAGCCTACTCCCCCCAGCCGGAGAGTGGGGTAATGAGCTAGCAGATGTGACTTATTACTATAGGTGGGGGCCAACTGATGCTTGGTCCCTGACCTATAGCCGATTGCAGTGGTGGTATCAGCAAGCGGTCAGAATTAACAAGGTTAAGGCGGGTAAAGATGGGTAATGCATTTGATTTTGAACTGACTGCGTCAGATCAGGCATCGGCCTCCATTCAGCGCATCGAAGAGGCTGTAAAAAACCTCCTTCCCGATCTGGATAAAACGCGCGAGGGACTTAAGCTGGGCGGGCAGGAATCAACGGAAGGCATTGATGATCTGAATACTCGCCTCAAAGGAATGGGGCAGTTTGCGCGTGACGGTGTGCAGTTTATCGGCGATCTGGTACCGCCCCTTAAAATGGTCGGTGAGATAGGCGGTAAGGCGCTCAGCTTTGGTGCGCTTGGCGCTGTTGGCTATCTTGGCATCAAAGCCGCTCAGGGGTTAAGCGCTGCTGCTGATTCGGCGTACTCACTTGATGTCGCGGCTAAAAATGCCGGTATGTCAGTTGATAATTTTAGCCGTGTTAGCGGCGCGATGCAGATTTTGGGAGTAGATAGCGACTCCGCCCGTCAATCTGTAGAAGACTTATATAAAACGTTCAATGACCCTTTGTGGGCGAGAAATGATACGACGCAGGCATTATTGGCTCAAAACGGGATTATCATTGAGCGGCTCAAGGATGGCACGGCAGATGTGTATAAGACCTTGGAAAATGTTGCAAAAATATTCCCTAAACTATCGCCGCAAACACAGAAAACAGTGGCTGATGCCTTAGGGTTTGATGCGCCTATGTTGGCATTAATGCGTGAGGGCGTCAGATACAAAGAGTTACTGGCTAAAGCGGATAAATTCAATTTAACCGTAGACCCTGCCCTCAATCAGCAACTCACCGAATTAGACCGCACAATAGCGGAGGTGAGCGCCGCATGGGATGGGCTAAAACAGCGCGGACAGAATAAGTTTTATAGTGCGATCCTGTCTGATGGTTCAGTTAAAGACGGGATAGAAGGCGTCACTGATGTCGTCACTAATGGTATAGACAGTATTTCAGTTGCGCATTTTTTAGGGTTAAACCGAGGGAAAGAGGCTGATCAATTACGTCGTGGTTATAACGACCCCGAGTTTTATAAAAATCTGAGCGAGTGGGATAAGGTTGGGTCAGATTACGGAATAATGACTGAGGGTTATCGGAAAAAATATGAACAATATTATGGGCCTAAAGATGAGCAAGAACAGAAGCGACTTGATGCAGAAAAGGCAATAACTCCCGCCAATACCCCATACAGGTTTCCCAGCGAGGATCAGCAGCAAATAAGGCTAAAACAGTTAGAGTCGCAGTATAACCTTCCACCTACAATCCTTGATCGGGTCTACCTGACTGAATCTAATCGAGGTAAAAATCTACTATCACCCGCAGGGGCGCAGGGTCCATTTCAGTTTATGCCGCCAACAGGTAGAGATTATGGCTTAAACTCGATGGATGACCGAATGGACTTCAATAAATCCAGCGAAGCAGCAGCCAAGTATCTTTCTGACTTGCTTAAAATGTTTGATGGGGATGTCAATAAGGCCGTTGCTTCTTATAACTGGGGACAGAATAACGTTAAAAAATATGGGCTAGAGCAAGCGCCTGCTGAAACGCGTAACTATCTCCAGAAGATTATGCCGGGTTTACCTGCCATTCATCCTCAGTCCGGCGGGTTAGCGGCTAGTACTCCTTCTGATATCAACGTATCACCTCCAGTATCGATAAACGAAACCGGAGAAAGCATCACAGGAAATCAGCCACCATCTATTTTAACAAATCCGAATAATAGCGTTAGGGACATTGATGACATAACTCAAGGTGTTGGCGGCAAGTCTGAAATAGAGCTAACGCTGATTGATGATAAAACAGGTGCCCGCAGAACCATTACTTCCCCAGTAGGCGCTAAAATATCAACATCAATGAGTTACCCAAGCTAATGCAACGTCGTTACCAACCTCGCTTCTGGCGGGGTTTTTACTTTAAGGGGGAATAAATGTCTCTGATAGGTAATGCACTTTCTGATTTATTAGGTACGGGCGGTGATAGTTGGCAGTGGTCCGAGCATCTACACCCTGCATCATTTCGTGGGGTTCCCTTTGCGGTTATCAGTGCGGAAGGTGTTTTCGGTCGTCGGCAGGCCATTCATGAATACCCTTATCGAGATACCGCATGGATTGAGGATCTGGGCCGCGCCACTCGTCGCCTGACTATCCGTGGTTTTCTCATTCAGAGTAGCGGCCTTTATAACGCGCCCGATGTTATGACCCAGCGCGATTCATTGATTGCCGCCTGTGAAATGCCCGATGCAGGGACATTAGTACATCCAACTCTGGGCGAAATGACGGTCAGTATTCCCGAAAGCGGTCTTCGCCTGAATGAAGGGGCGGAGTCAGGGCGGGTTTTTGAATTTACGTTGACCATCATTGAGTCTGGTTTACGGGTGTTTTCTGTTACCAGCTCCGCTGATGCGGTTTCGTCGATTCAGTCGTCATGGTTTGGTCTGGCCTCCAAGTCCGTCGCCACCTTTATTGCCACGGTCAAAGGCGAGATCCGTTCAGTGACTAAAACCATCAGAACGCTGAAAAGTACCGCCGCATTCTGGGTCAACATGGTGAATTCAACCACCAGTGAGGCGACAAATCTCGGGAATGTTCTCCGCTCAACCCTTGGGCGCGATCGTTATGGCCGTTTTAATCACGGTGCGGTTGGGGGGAGCGTGTCAGGGGCCACTGCATCTGTCATCACGCAGAGCGACACAACGGACCTGTCCGCGCTGGTGGATCAACGAATGGCTGTTTCAGTCGAGGGGCGTGCATCACTCGCTGCTGCTACCGATGCCTTGACAGAGGCCGCAACGGTAGCAGTACATGCCAACGCTGTTCTGGCTGTCGTGAATGCCATCTTGGCCAGCGGAGCCAGTACCCTTGATTTAATCCGCATGATGCAAGAGTTAACGGCAATCAATGACGACACCTTTCGACCCAATCCCGGCGACAGCAATACCGCCGCCGCCAGTTATCAGCTCATTATTGTGTTGTGTGCGGGCGCGATGGTGTTTGCCGCGTCGCAATATCAACCGGAAAGCTATGACGATGCGGTCGATATATTGACGCGGGTCTGTGATGTGGTAGACGGTGCCGCGCTTTCAGCGGCTGATACAGGCAATGATGAGGTGTATCAATCATTAATGACGTTACGTGAGTCTATCGTCACGCTGTTACAGCAGACGGGCGCTAACCTGTCTCGCGTTGAGATAGTCAATTTTAACCGCTCACTGCCCGCGCTTAATCTGGCCAATCGGCTCTATCAGGATGCCAGCCGGGGTGATGCACTGGTGAAAATGGCGGTGCCTGTTCATCCGGCATTTATGCCCCTTCGATTTAAGGCGCTGAATTCATGAGTGATGATTTGACGCTGCGTATTGGCAATAAGCTGATCACGGGCTGGGATAATATCCGTGTCACTCGCAGCATAGAGCGGTTGCCCAGCGATTTCAGCCTGTCATTGATGGACCTTTATCCGGGGAGTGATAACCAGCAGTGGGTCAATCCCGGCGACCCCTGCGTGGTTAATTTGGGTGATGATGTGGTGCTCACCGGGTATATCGACCGCTGGGCACCGATGATCAGCCGTAACCGCCGCGAAGTGAGGGCGACAGGGCGGAGCAAGTGCCAAGACTTGGTTGATTGCTCCGCAGAGTGGCCAAACAATGTGATCAGCCAATCAACAGCGCTACAGATCGCCCAACGATTGGCGCAGCCCTACGGCATTACGGTAACGACAGATGTGACCGACTTGGATATTGTCCCCCAATTTACATTGAACTGGGGTGAATCCTCGCAGGAAATCATTGACCGGATCACCCGCTGGGCGGCGCTGCTCTATTACGACTTGCCCGATGGGAACCTCTATCTGACTCGGGTGGGGACGCGCAAAGCGGCCAGCGGTGTCGCGCAGGGCATCAATATCGAAGACGCCGCGTATAACTCCGGTATGGATCAGCGCTTTTCTGACTACATTGGTGTATCGATGTCGGTGAGCCAACTTCAGGAGCAGGTACAGGACGCCGGATATGGCGCGGTGACGTTAGCCCGCAGTCGCGATCCTGAAGCGGCCAAAATGCGTTATCGCAACCGTATTATCATTGTTGAAAGCACGATGAAAGCGCTAAAACTGGCCCAGCAGTGCATCGACTGGGAAATGAACCGCCGTTATGGCCGCTCTAAAGAGCTGTTGGTGACGGTCGATAGCTGGCGGGATAAAGACGGAAAACTGTGGGAACCTAACACGCTGATCCCCATTGATTTACCTGTTTTTGGTTTAAAGGATGAACTCTGGCTGCTATCGGAGGTGACCTACCTCAAAGACGATCACGGCACCGCCGCGCAAATGGTCCTGATGCCCCCCGAAGCCTTTACCGTCCAACCTTATCAGTTTTATTCAAATCTTATGGAGTTAAACCAGTAATGAGCGACTCAGGGCAACTCTCCAAGTTATACCGGCAAATAAAAATGATGATCGGGGTGGGGCGAGTGACGGGCAGCAATGATGGTGGCACCGTTCAGACCGTCCAATATCAAACCCCTTTAGAAGTTCGTAGTGATACCCCGAGGCTGGCTGAGTTCGGTTTTTCATCAGGACTTCCCGCCAATACTGATGTGGTTATTGGTTTTTTAGGTGGGGATAGGTCAAGCGCAGTCATTATTGGCTCAAATCATCAGTCTTTTCGTCATACCGGACTCAATACGGGTGAAACGGTTATTTATTCGCAATGGGGGCAATACGTTAAGTTAACTGAAACAGGGATTATTATTGAAGCCAATGGCCAGCCGGTCACGATTAATAATGCTACGGAGGTGACGATTAATGCTTCGGAAAAAGTGCGGCTAAATACGCCTTTACTGGAGGTCAGCGGCGATATTATTGATAACGCTGGCAGCAATGGCACCACACTGAAAACCTTGCGCGAAGCCTATAACACCCACAATCACCAACTTAAAAATGTTCAGGGTGGCAGCTCGACATTAACCAGTGAAGTGACGGGGAAGGTGGTTGAATGACAACCGATATCAAAACAATCTGGGAGCCGGACAAATTGCTGGGCGACTGGCAGACCGGCGGCGGTGGGCTACTGGATGGCAATGATTTAGAGACCGCCATTTTGATTAGTCTGTTCACTGACCGACTGGCCCGTGCTGATGATGCTATCGAGGGCGATGATCGCCGGGGGTGGTGGGGCGATACGGGATCAGAGTACCCGATTGGCTCCCGTCTGTGGTTGCTGCGCCGCAAAAAACTTACTACCAAGGTAGCGCTAAAGGCTGAAGACTATGCCAATGAAGCCTTGGTTTGGTTGCTTGATGATGGTGTGGTGACGGCAATCAGCACCAATGCCCAGATAATGTACCCCAACCGATTGAATCTCATCGTCAGCTATCAACAACCTGCGCAAACACAGGCGTCTGTTAAATTTTCATGGGTATGGGAGACCTAATACATGCCATTTAATCGCCCCACATTAAGCGAACTGCGCCAGCGCAACCTGTCTTATATTCAATCAGAGCTCAAGACAGGCGGTAACTTATTACGCTTCTCCAATATCGGTGTGATCAGTGATGCTGATGCCGGAATGGCGCATTTACATTATGGCTATCTGGATTATATCGCACTGCAATCCACGCCTTATAATGCCACCGACGAATATCTTGCCGCATGGGCCGCATTGAAAGATGTGTTTCGCAAGCCAGCCAACCCCGCCACCTGTCCTACCGTCGAATTTAGTGGCACTACAGGCCGTGTGATTGCCGCTGGGAGCCTGTTAAATCGGGCCGATGGTTATCAATATCGCCTCGATCACGAGGTCACGCTGGGCACTGGCGGCACAGGCACTGGCTCAATTACGGCGGTTCTGCCAAGCGTATTGGATGACAACACGGGCGGTGGTATTGCCGGGAATGCCGATGCAGGGACATCCCTGACATTGGATGTGGCCATCGATGGTGTTCTGTCGGTGGCCACCGCCACAGTTAAGATATCTGGCGGCGCTGATATTGAATCAGAAGATGCTTTTCGTTCTCGTATGCTGCTGGCTTATCAAAATACCCCTCAAGGCGGCAACGATACCGATTATCGCGGCTGGGCTTTGGCTGTGCCGGGGGTGACTCGTTGTTGGGTGAAGCGCCGCTTGCAGGGGGTGGGCACGGTCGGTATTTATATCATGTGTGATGGCAATGATTCAGGCGGCTTTCCGGTCGGGACTGACGGCGTATCTCAGCTTGAAGAGTGGGGCGCGGTAAAAGCGACCGGTGATCAGGGGCGGGTAGCCGACCACATTTACCCCTTACAGCCCATTATTGCCATCATCTATGTTTGTGCGCCGGTGGCGGCACCGGTGAATTTTGTGATTAGTGGTATTTCTACAGCAGATAGCGAAACCACCACAGCAATAAACACGGCCATTGACGAGGTGTTTTTTACTGAGGGCGAACCGGGCGGTAAAATTCTACTGTCGTCACTGCTGCTGGCCATCGGTGATGTGACAGGCACCAGTGGTTTTATTCTCGACTCCCCAACGACTAACATCCAGCTTGAAACCGGACAATTACCTCTCCGGGGCACGGTGACCTACCTATGAGTCGATATTCTGTTAATGAATATACCGCCGCAATTCAATCGCTGATGCCGAGGGGCTTAGTTTGGCCCAAAATATCAGATGGGGTTCAAACCAGCACGTTACGAGCACTGGCAAGGTCTTACCAGCGCAGTGATGAGGATGCCCGTGATCTGCTTGATGCCGCTTTTCCTTCAACAGCGACCGCCATGCTACCCGAGTGGGAAGCGACGCTTGGGTTGCCGGATTTATGCGCGATAGGTGAGATAGACAGCATTATCCAGCGCCAGCGGGCCGTCGTCTCCAAACTGTTCGGCATTGGTGGCCAGTCGGTGGCTTACTTTACCCATGTTGCCGGGGCGCTGGGTTACACCATCTCAATCACCCAATATCGACAGGCATGTGCCGGGATGTCGGTTTGCGGTGACGCCATAAACGGTGAAAAGTGGCCGTTTACATGGCTGATCACCTCGCCGAAAACCACGATTAATTATGCCCAATGCGGTTTGACTTATTGCAGTGATCCACTGCGTTCGTGGGGAAACAAACAACTTGAATGTCGGTTAACAGTGTTAAATCCATCCCATACCATTCTTAAATTTGGCTACATTAGCTAGTTAATCACTCTCTATTTATTTTTATGCGCCTTAACTGGCGAGGGTTTCTTATGCAAAAAATTGGCGATATCCCTAATACGCGCGCCGACAATAATGGCGAGTTTACTGATGGTAATGTTGCTGGTGGCGTACCACCGACAATACTACCGGCAGAGTGGTTTAATACCATTCAACGCGAATTAATGAGTATTTTAGCAGCAGCCGAAATTGAAGCTGATAGTGATGCTTTTGATCAAGTTCTATTATCGATACAAAAGCTCGTTAGTGAGGGAATCCCAGATCTTAAAGATGCCTCATTAACCCAAAAAGGTATTGTTCAGTTAAGTAGTTCGACTGGTAGCACCAGTGAACTATTAGCAGCCACGCCGAAAGCGGTTAAAACAGTAAATGATGCCACTCTAAAGATTGCAAGTAACCTTTCAGAGATCGCAGCAGCAGGGCCAGTCGCAGTCGCAGCTGCCCGCACAAACCTTGGTGTATCTCCCCACGGATTTTCCCGTTTTACATCAAACGGAAGCTTTACTGTTCCTGCCGGTGTTACTCAGATTTTTGTGAGTGGCTGCGCTGCAGGAGGCGGTGGAGGTTCTTCACTCGCCACTAACAGCAGCTCTTTCGTAACGGGTGGTTCTGGTGGTGGCGCTGGACAGCCAGCCATGTCCGTTCCAATCACTGTCACTCCTGGCCAAGTTATCCCAGTAACGATCGGTACTGGTGGCTCGGGGGCATCGCCAGCAACAAATAACGCCACAGCGGGAGGTAATACTCAGCTCGGAACTGGAGGGTCATTGCTGAATCTAGCTGGTGGATCTCCAGGCCTTATAGGTGGTGGCGGCACCGGATTCCCAAGCGACTATGGTGGCCCGGCGGGTGGTGCAGGTTATCCAGCTGGTGGCCCCGCTCAGAATACTACTTCATTCACAGCAACCTCGGCTACTGGTGGGCAGGGCGGTCAAGGTGCAAGCGGGCCTTTTGGTCAGGCTGGGCCCGCAGCGCGAGGGTCGACAAACAATAACATTGGTGCTGCCGTCGGGTATGGTTATGGTGCTGGCGGGGGTGGTGCTGGCGGCGCATACAGGTCTACTGTCAGCGCACCTGGCGGAGCTGGCGCATCGGGTTTGGACGGCTATCTTGTAATTGAATGGTGATTAGAATGAGTAAATACGCATTGGTTGAAAACGGCATTGTAATCAACGTTGCTCTTTGGGACGGCGTTGAGTTTAATGAAAATGATGGTACTGGGTGGAGTCCTCCTGAAGGCGTCATTGCCGTAAAGGTAAAGGAGGGCGAATTCCCTAATATAGGACTCGGCTACGAGGATGGCGTGTTTGAGCAGGAATTTCCAGACGAAGTTGTGATCCCTTCAGTCACACAGCAGGACAGCTAAAATCAGGCGCGGCACGAATGTGGATTAAACCCCGCGATGGTGTTGGTGTCCATGTATAGAGAATGATAGGGGGTAGGATTTGATAGGGCAGGGATGCCCATTGAGTTGGTTGTAAAATAAAACTGGGCTTATTTGGCCCGGAAATTAAACTCTAGGTACTAACCTTCGTTCTGCAATTAACCGATAGTCATCTTCAAATCGATCGGAGAGTATGAATTCACTACCATCTATTGGTTTGAATTTTCTCATCCCGTCCCACCACAAAATTCTGCCATCGCTATTGATTAAACGTTTGGCCCATTGGGGGGCGCGGATAAAATCATCTTCAGCTCCCTTCATTAATTTCCACTTCATCACGACGAGTTTATCCTTACGGTATGACCATGACTTAAGGGTGCAACAAGGATAAGGGGATTCGTCTGAGGCTTTCAAATTGGTTCGGCAGATCAATAATGAAAGATTGATCGTTTAAAACGATCGTTGAGATTTATCAGATTTATAAAATACAAACCGGGCTTAATGGCCCGGTCTATTCTAGGCACAAAAAAGCCCACGTGAGGCTATGTGGGCTAAAGAAGCAATGTTGAGCAAGGCAATCTCTGGTGTTGCAATTTGATTATGGTAACACTTTTGCAACATAGCAAGATTACAGGCACAAAAAACCCGGCAGCGTGGCCGGGTTAAGCTTATCAGAATGAGAGGTAGTCCATCGCTTTGCTTTTATTGCTCTGAATTAATGTCTGCATCAAGTTGTCTGCTTTCTTGCGCTCTACCTGCATTACCTCCTCGAGGCGTAGCTGGGTTTCTTTTTCTTTTCCTTGAGGCTTGTCTTTCTGGTTTCTCATCATCTTTTTTAGCATTATCTTCATCCTTTTGCCCGGATAATTCATCTGAAGCGAGTTGTCTTAACTCCTTCATCTGGCTAATATTAAACACTACGTTACTATATGAGCGTGGTGGGAATCTTTCATTGAAAAATGCAGCTATCTTAAGCTCTGTATCGTCAGGAGAACTGACATTATTAAATAGTGTTTTTGCTTCTTTCCGATCTATAACGAATCCATGTGATGGATAGCCAGCAATCAATTTGGATAGTGAGTCTTCGGTCATCGGCTTGTCATATGCATTTAGTCTTTCGCCGTACTTCTCGGCAATCTGTACTGCCCTCTGGACTTCTCCAAGTTTAATTGGGTCAAGTTGCTGAAATATCGGACTAAAAAGGCCGGTTGTCAATGTCGAAGAAAAATCCGCTGCTGTTTTAGCAGTTATTCCACAACTTGATTTTATATCAAGAAGGTAGTCTTTGAATGCATTTTTAGTAAAACTTTGTAATCCTGATAATGCTTGATAATAGTCTAAAGCAGAGCTACTTTCGAACATCTCATCATGTTTTCGTAATTGAACGTCTAATGGACCTAGCTCACCCATATCACACATTACAAGCTTAGAACCTCCAATTGCCAATAATGTTCCGGCACTTTTACACTCTCTAGGAATTATAATGGTTAGTTCATGATAGTTGTGACGTAAGGCTCTAGCTATGCGATATGCCGCATCCGGATCTCCGCCGTACGTCGCGAGGATCAACGTTGCATTTCTTGCAGGACTTGCTTTTCGGCTCGCCTTTGTTATCTTCAGGTAGCCATTTCTATCAATGGGACCATTGTATAGGATTACATCGGCTCCATCATCGAATCCGTCAATAAGCGTAAATAACTTATCCAGTAAAGAATCACTTTCAGCCATATATATTTCTCAGTAAGTCCCTGGAAAAGTTTAACGCGCTCCGGTCTTTGCCAGATTCGCTGTATTTGTTCTCCCACCCCTCTACAGGCTAGCAGTGGGTTAACTTACCTAGCAAACGTCTCTGAGACTATGTACCCAGCCACAAAAGCAGCAACTATGAGGACAATAACAACCACGGTGCTGTTTAATTTCATATATTCTCCAGTCGGTTAGCTTACGCAAAACCCAAATGCAGTGTACTAGCTGAGGTAGTAGGTCATATCACCAACTTTTATCCCATTACCCAGCAAGGCTATAGTGATAGCTATTAGTGCAGAAATAACTAAAACAGTAGCCAAAACTAAGATTGCAGGAACTAAATATTCTTTCATTGCGCCCCCTTAAGCTGTCTATGGGCTAGCTTGGGTCAGGTGAACAATTAAATATTCTGGACACCAAACCTTAATTTTCTTTAAGCATCATAGATCGAATAAGTTGTAACACAAATACTGGGGATTTATCAGGAGGGAGCAATGGCCGATGTGTGTCACCGGCCAGATAGGAGTAATTCAAGCCTGAAACCAATCATCCGCGCTTTCCCACGTTTCCTGCAAAATCTCCTGAATCACTTCTTTGTCGTCAGGCGACCCACCGAATACAGTTAACCCGTCCATACCTGCCAATCTTATTGTAGCCTCAGCCTCTGGATAGCGACGCTTTACGCGATCATTAAACTCGATGGCCAGTGCTGATAGAGCGCCAGCGGGTAATTTCTTGGTTTTATCAACGGTCACTTCGATACGTAGCATAAATCCCCCTTCAACTGTGATAGCGGGTTTTGGTGTTAATGTCCTCAATACCCGATTCGATGTAATCCACGCGCCTCTGTAGTTCGCGGATAAGCTTCTTGGCGGCATCTAAACGAATCATGACTTGTTGGTCTGGGTAAACCTCTGGCTCAATGTGCCTAAACCCAGTCAGGGTGTCTGTGAAAGATGAGCGCATGATTATGAACTTACCAAAGGCGCTATGCTCGGTATTAAAAGAAGTCAGTTCCCGCATTCCGCTAATTTCGTCTTTTGGATTTCTAGCCAT